TTATTGCGGATCGTCAGGCGGAGGCGGCATCTCCCCCACCGGCTGCTCCTTGTCGTAGAACGAGGTGTACTCGCCGATGAACTGCAGATCGATGTCCTTGAGCGCGCCGTTGCGGTTCTTGCTGACGATGAGCAGCGCCCTGCCGTCGTCGGCCGACTCGTCGGTGCGCTCGTGGTAGAGCGCCTCGCGGTGCAGGAACATGATGAGGTCGGCGTCCTGCTCGAGCGAGCCTGACTCGCGCAGGTCCGAGTTCATCGGGCGGTGGTCCTTGCGCGACTCGACCTCGCGGTTTAGCTGCGAGAGCGCGAGCACAGGGACGTCGAGCTCCTTTGACAGCAGCTTGAGGCTCCTTGAAATGGAACCGAGCTCCAAGGCGCGGTTCTCGGCGCTGTCCGAGTCGCCCTTCATGAGCTGGAGGTAGTCGACCATGATCACCGAGAGGCCGCCGTTTATCTCGGCTATCTCCCTGGCGCGGGCGCGCAGCTCGGCCGGGGTCACCGAGCCCGAGTCGTCGATGAAGAGCTTGTCGAACGTGCCCTTGTGATCCTCGCGCTCCACCGAGAGCAGCCTCATCTTGCCCATGATGCGATCCCAGCCTGAGACCGGCACCTCGCCGTTGACGAGGTTCTGCATCGGCACCTGCCCGAAGTTGGAGAGCATGCGCAGCGCGATGCTCTCGGACGGCATCTCAAGGGAGAACACCAGGCCCGGCTTCTTTACCTCGGGGTTCAGCACGATGTTCTCGACGATGTTCATCGCAAACGAGGTCTTGCCCACGCCCGGGCGGGCGGCGATGATGTTGAGCGTGCCGCCCTGCAGCCCCAGCGTGAGCTCGTCGAGCTCGCGGAAGCCGCTGGCGACGCCGCGCATCCTCGATCCCGAGTGCATGTTCTCGCGGATGCGCTCGATCACCGCGCCGGTGACCTCGATCATCGGGCGCGGGCGCCCGGCATCCTCGCCGCGGTTGGCCTCGGCGGCGTCGTAGAACTTGCTCTGGGCCTCGTTGAAGAGCATGTCGGCCTCGCGGCCGTCCGGCTCGTAGGCGCTCTGCGTGACCTCGCCGGCGAGGGCGATGATCTGGCGGCGCTTGTAGCACTCGCTGATGATCCTCGCGTACTCGGGCGCCGAGCCTGGGTCGGCGCCCGAGTTCATCAGCGAGGAGAGGTAGCCGTTGCCGCCGGCCTCCTCCAGGTGCCCGTTGCTCTCAAGCCAGGCGCTGATGATGGTGGGATCGAAGTTGCTCGAGGACTCGGCGCGCTCTAGGATCGCGTGGTAGACGAGGCGGTTGCGCTTGCCGAAGAAGGCCTCCTCCTTCAGAAGGCCGATCTCGCGGGTCACGCGCTCAAGCGAGGAGCCGTCGAGCATGATGGCCCCCAGGAAGCGCCGCTCGGCGTCGTCGTTGGCAGGAACGATCCTGATCCTGGCCTGATCCTGCCCTCTGTCCTGTGACGGCATGCTTTTTTCTCCGTGATCCCAACAAGATAGTCGCGCTGATGCGAATGCCTGCGCCTAAGCCTGATGTGCCACCCATGATAGAGCAGTTTGGGTGCTTTTGAAACTGCGCCAAAAGGCTTGCGGACGCGCTTTGCGTGTGGGAAAACGGGGGTTTCCAGTGGGAAGCTTTGTTTGAAAAGCGGGGATTGCATGGATGGTGGCGCACCTGGAGGGATTCGAACCCCCGACCAATCGGTTCGTAGCCGAGTACTCTATCCAGCTGAGCTACAGGTGCACTCCATGTGAAAAGCGCTCAAGGCAGGTGGCGCACCTGGAGGGATTCGAACCCCCGACCAATCGGTTCGTAGCCGAGTACTCTATCCAGCTGAGCTACAGGTGCATGCGCCTTGCGACGTTTTTACGAAGGCACATTATACCAGCCAAAACCGCCTTTACAAGTTTTTTTGAAAAGTCGATCGCGCCCTTCAAAAACCACCGCCTGCGCGCCCGCCAGGCCAAAACCCGCGCCGGCTTTAAGGCCATGACAGGGATTTTAGATGTGCAATGGCATTTGCTTGAAATTGCGCATCCCTTAAATCCGCTATTCCGATGCTTCCTCCTTATGGACACATCCATTAGACTGGACCGCGTCAGAACTTGCATGTTATTTTTAAAAAAAATTTCAGATAACAGCAAGCAGGCCTGCGCTTCATCTTTTAAAATTTCAAATCACGCGGTTTCACAAACGATTGCGCCGCTTCGATGGAGATTGACATGAACCTGCTTGCCCGCAAGGCTGTGCTGATTGCCGCGGCTTCAACCGCCATGGCAACCGGCCAGGCCCCCGCCGCCGAGCCTGAGAACCCAGGAGCGGCCATGGTTCTGCTCCGCGGGGGCTCGTTCATGATGGGAAGCCCCGCGTCGGAAGAAGGCCGCGGCAACGACGAGTCCCGCCACGCGGTCACCCTGACCCCCTTCTTCATGTCATCCCACGAGGTCACCCATGGCGAGTACGAGCAGGCCATGGGCCTGAACCCCAGCTCGCACAGGAGCGATGCCAGCCTTCCGGTTGAGAGCGTCTCCTGGCTTGACGCCATCAGGTACTGCAATGCGCTAAGCAGGATGAACGGCCTTGCGCCTGCCTACAAGGTCGAAAACGGCGCGGTCTCATGGAACCGCGGATCCACCGGCTACCGCCTGCCAACAGAGGCCGAGTGGGAGTACGCAGCCAGGGCAGGCGTGGCCTCGGAAAAGAGTCCCGCCGGCACGACCGTGGCCGCAGCATCAGGCAGCCCCAACTCCTACGGCCTCTACGACATGGAAGGCAACGTAGCCGAGTGGGTGTTCGACTGGTACGCCCCTTATGAGCCCATGGCCACAATCGACCCATCGGGGCCTGCGCTGGGCTCGCTGAGGGTCAGGCGCGGGGCGGCATGGGCGGATTCAAGCTCGTTTACGCGCCCCGCCTGCCGCGCTGCTGAGGCGCCGGGGGCCAGGTACCCCGACCTCGGGTTCCGCGTCGCCAGGAGCGCCGCCCCGCGCCGGGGCTACGCCTCCACCGAAGACTCGCTGAGGTTCATGCTCCCCGGCGCCCCGAAGGTGCTCGTGGCCTATTGCTCGGACGCCTCGGAGGAAGCCGGGATCGCCGCCGAGCTTGCGGGCGCCGCATCGGTCGAGATCAGACCTGCGGGATTCGACTTTCCAAAAGGCAGCGGGGATCCCAAGCCTGCCAGGGCGATCGCTGGCAGCATCATGCAGGCCCCGCCCTTTGACGCGCTGATCCTCTGCTTCCGCGACAACAACGGCTCCCTGCCTGCCGATGCGCGCGCCTTCACCGAAGGGGCCAACCTCCAGGGCAAGCTCGTGCTGCCGCTCATGCTGCGCAAGGACACTGGATCCGGGCATGCCGCATCGGACCTTGGAAAAGCAGCCCCCGGCGCCTTCATCGGGCAGGCCTTCACAGCAAGCCTAGGCAGGGGGGATCTCAGGCAGCGGATCTCGCTGTGGCTTGAATCGCAGGGCCTCGCGGTCAAATAGCGCGGAGCATCCCAGCAGCGCCAAGTCCGGCCTGCAGCGGGAAACTTGATTGAACGCCTGGGAGAGGCGCCGGCATGGCACGGGGAGACCCGGCTGCGCCGACGCCTTTTGCCTCTTGGCGGCGATGTGCATAAATGCACGCAAGACATGGGGGAATTGAATTGCCAGCAGAACTGCAGGCATAAAAAAACCGCTTCAAATCAAGCGGTCGTTCATTTCAGCCTGGCGGATAGAGAGGGATTCAATTTCAGCGATTAACGCTTTGATTTGCAAAGAAGCACAATCGAAGTGGATCCGAAAAAATTGGATCCGATCCCTCGAGGGGATTCACTTGGAATCGCCTTTGACATCCTCCCCTCTCTAAAGAGAGGGGATTCCTACCGATCTCTTGGGAGATCTTCGGCGGGTTCCTCTTGCTGACCACCAATGTGATTCACTTGGGAGGCGAGCCGGGCAAGTCCTGCCCTTAGTATGTTACGCGCGGCGTTCACATCAGCATTTTCAGTGTAGCCGCACTTCACACAGCATAATCAAGCTGATAGACCCCCTTGGCGCTTCAGTCCAGCGGACAGCGAACCAGCAAGGGGGCTTCTTGTTTCTAGACGTGCATGTGCTTGACGCGATCCTGCACCTCGGCGCGCTTGGCGTCGTTGAACCGGTCGAGGGTGCCGACAAGGGATCCGCTCATCTGGCGGCCGCTTTTAAAGTACGTCGAGCACCTCGACAACCGTGCGCTCGATGCTGAGCCGTGATGTCATCCGTTGCACTTTCCGCACGACAGCCCTGATCATGGTGCCGTTCTTAAACGAACACTCACCACGGCGGACTTGATCAAGGAATGCTTGATCCTCCACTACCGCGTTGAATGATTGATCCTCGCCTTCGGAAAAGCGCCATTGCCGTGTTGGATCTTCAAGCTGCGCAGTAAGAACTTGCAAAGTCATTTCGTCTTCCGAGTAGGAAAGGGTTCGTCCGCGTCCCAGCTTGAAGCAATCCCGGTCTTTTTTGGAGACTGAAGCAATCTCGCTTGCATTCTGCTTTAAGGAAATGCATTCGACGCCATCGTTGTCCAGAACGGCGGTGAGCCTGTCAAGCTGGCTCTTGATCCTTGGCTGGCACAACAGGCTGACAGTGCAATTGTTGAAAACCTGCATTTGGCCGTTGTTATTGTATACGGCGGTTCGGCCGCCATCGATTTTTTCAGCCTTCTGATAATGCGTTCCCTTGAGCCATAGTCCAGCCTTGATCAGTTCCGCGATGACTGCAACAGCCGAAACCAAGGCCTCGGTCGTATTGATGACTGGCTCGTAGTAAAGCACCAGATCGACGATGAAGGAGCCTGGACGGAAACCACCCTCGACATTCATTTCGGCATGGGCCTTTTTGCCGCATTGCGCACTTGCGGCCTTCTCAGCAAGCACGTCCAGCGCCAGCAGGGACTGAGCCAGCTCGCTGGCCCTGATCTGATGCCTTTCAAGCGCATCGCCGTCGAAAGTCAGGGAAAAGCGCTCGGTAGTTGAATTTTCCTGGGGCATGGCTTGAGGCTCCAATAAAGTTTATAAAAACACTTGACTAAGGTTAGTTATTTGCTATACTAAAAATCAAGGAGGTGATGCAAATGCCCTTGGTAATCAAGAAAGTGAGCTTCAAGATCAACCTCGCAATCTTCAAGGCCGAGATTGAGATGGAAGCCACAGACACCAAGAAGCGCAAAGCAAGGCGGCGCAAAAAAGAACAAAAGAAACTGCCTTGATCCAGTAAAAGGGTGCCCTTCGGGGCACCCCGGGGCAAAAGCATCACCTCAAGGAGAATTATATGTTTTACGCTTATAAGTTGAAGAAAACCAATGATGGTTATGTGGCAGAAGTCCCCGATCTCGGCCTCGTGACGAAGCCGCAGGCAACCGAGGATGAGGCGTCAGGCATCCTTGCCGAGGGCCTTTCAGCCGCTGTGGAGACCGGGTTCAGGAGCAAGGGAAAGCCAATCCCCTTGCCCTCGACGCCGTGCGGGGAACTGGCGCTTTACGTGCCGGTCAAGCTCCAGTTGAGGATCCTGTTTTGGAACGCCATGCTTGACCATCACCTGAAGCAGACTGAGGTCGCTTCGATGATGGGGATCAGCAAGGCGGTTGTGAACCAGATGGTGAGCGGCAAAAGCGCGGTGAGCGTAGAGCGCTATGAGGAAGGTCTTAATGTCCTTGGCCTTTATCCCGATGTCAGGCTGCACGGGCAGGAGGAGCATGCCCTGCAATTGGAAGGCGGCAAAAAAGGAGACTGATCTGAGCACAAACAGAAAAAGCACCCCTCCTGATGGAGGGGCTTTTTCGTCACAGGCGGCCGTGCTTGACACGGTCGAGCACCTCGGCTTTTTTCGCGTCATTGAACCTGTCGAGCGTGCCGACGAGGTAGCCGGTGACACGGCGGATGCGCTCAAATTTGACGCCCTCGCCCACGATGCCGTTATGCTGATGCAGTCTCGTTTGCATTTTGCGCCTCCGTGAAATCTGCCATGTTGAACTCAATTTTAACGGCGGCCAGTTTTTTGGCGGTCTTGCAGGCGTCAATTTCCGCTTGAAGCGCCCACTTTTGCTGATAGAGAAGCGCGCCGTTTTTCTGAGCCTCAACAAGCAAAGTCTTAAGCTCGGCCAGCGTGAGCGAATGAAGTTCGTTGTCATGATCTTTGAAGCTCACCGGCTCGACGCCGATGTTGATAAGCCCCTCGATGTTGTCGCGTGAACGCGCATCTCCGTCTACAACAAAGCCCAAAGAGGATTTAAAGGTCATTCCCGGATCTTTGCGCCGGGCGTCAAAAACCTCTGTTGCATCTTCAAGCTGGGCTTTTTTGAAAGTTTTGAGCTGAGCGAGGGTAAGCTCCACAAAGATTCGGCCTTGATCATCGGTCGCATTAGCGGCGGGGGTGTTTACCCACTGCCTATGGAAATCCGGCGCCTCATCAAAGGTTGCGCACTCATACCCTAGCGCGTTCTCCTGAGCAATAAAATCAGCCGTTTCAATCACGGATGCATCGCCGTAATATTTGCCGTCTTTAATCAGATAAATCATTGTAATAACTCCTGAAAAGTTGGTCTAATTGGTTTAGGGTTTTATGACAGTTGAAGCGGTTTTTATCGCCGCGCCAGCTAAAATAGAGTGCGTAAAACTCAGGTTTTGAGATAAGCCCCTGCCTTGCGAGGCCGCCCGCAAGGGGCGGCGGATTAAGGATTAAGCGAGCAGGGCGAAGGGGCGCACGCCACCCACGTCGGAGGCGCCGCCGGCGCGGGCACCGCCGCCGCCGCCCACGACCGCGAAAGCGGACGAGGAAGCAACGTCGCGCAACCAGTACCAGCTACGGTTTGCGTAAATAAGCGACGGATTCATCCTAAAAGCCGCAAACTGATGCACAGCGGAAAAGCTGTCAAAACCCGATGAAGACCAAATCGGCGCGCCAAAAGCCATCATTGAGTTCATCAAGTTGCAAGTAAAGCTCAATGCTTTTTCCGTTCCGTCCCAGCCTGTTGAAGCGCCCTGCCAGCCGCCGTAAGCAGTTGACTGCACGGTGTCATTAGTGTGCGTTGAAAACCATTCTTGGAATGTAAGAATGTGCCCAGCGCCAAAAGCGGCGGTTAAACCGGCGGCAAAAGCGGGGATGGTGTTTTTATACATGGCGCACTGCGTATAGCCGCCCGAGGTCGTGTTAGTGCTATTCATGTAAGCGTTAAAAGGCGGAGTTTCAGGCAGGATCACAGCATGGTGCGCGGTTACGGGCGTAGAGCCTAAAGTATTAAGCCAGTAATCAAGCTCCATAATGATCCATTTCACCGTATACGCCGTCCCTGAAACGGTAATCGCTTTTTTGATAAAGTCGCCGGGGAAAATATCGGTAAAAGAGCCGTCCGCCACGTGCTCACTGAACTCGCCCGAATCGAAAGCGGCGGTCAGGTCTTTGCCGCGATAGAAGCAGTTGTGGGTTGCGGCGGTGTTGATTGGCAGGTGGGCGTACCAGTCGTCAACGATTGAGGATTTGGTGGCGTAGGTGTCGGATACATCCGTCGCCACAGCGAAGTTCAGCGTCTTGAGGTTAGCAGGGCACAGCGCGATGGTGCTGTCGGTCTTGGCCAGAGCCTCAGTGTCAGTGGCAATGCGGATGGCGCCTTCCTTGGTGTTCGTGGCCGCGGGCATCCGGAACGAGACATCGCCGAACGCGATTGAAGCCACAGAGCCGTTTGACACGAAGATGTCTGCGGCCAGCATGGCGGCTGAGCCTGCCACCTTGTTTATGATCGGGCTTGAGGCGCTGTAGACGGCAAAGAGCACGTCGCCTGCGTAGATGCCAAAGCCGTAAGCCGAATAAGCCGCGTCAGAGTTGTCAGTGGCGGTGACCGAGATGGTCTGATCCCCAGTCTGCTCGCCGCCCACAGCGGTCAGCGTGGCGCACACGGCATCATCGCTGATGCTCTCGGTGTTATAGGTCGCGTCAAAGGGCGCCGACGTCAGCTTCACACTGTCCAGCGTCAGCTTCTCGGTGCCAGTCTTCTCTGCGTTGATAAGGGCCTCAATGCCCGCCTTGGTAACGATGACGTTCTGATTGTCTGCCATGATTAGTCAGCCTCTGATGTTGAATTGATGCGCGTGTAAGTGATAGCCATTGCGCCGCCCGTGAGCCTTGCGGTTCCGTTCAGCTTTGCCTGGAACACCGGGCGGAAACCCGCCCTGAAAAATGAACCTGTCTTTGCGCCGCCCGTGAGCCTGAGATCCGCCTCGCGGGTCTCGACGATGGTGAGCTCGTACTGCGAGCGCACCGGCTTGGTAAGCTCTATGGAGCGGATCAGATCGAGCGTGACCTCGGCGCTCACGGTGCCCGCGAGCTGTTTCTGCGAGATCACGATGCTGAACGTGTGGGGCGTGCCCTGAGGGGACTGCTGCCACCATTCAGTGAACCTTGCCGATGAACCGAAGCCTTTGATGTAGGATCGCACCGCCTCGACTGTGCCCATGCGGCGCTTCTGCGCGATCATGTTCGCGAGCATGCGCCGCTTGAGATCGATAGGCCATGAGTCGCGCCACACCAGCGGCTGCCACTGCATGGCAAGGTGATCGAGCTGGCCTGAGGTGAGATCCGCCACGCGGCTGTAGGTAAGTCCGTCCTCAAGGTGCCTGCACAGCTCCTCGAACACCGGGCCCAAAGCCTCGGTGATCGCCTTTACCTCAGGATCATTCCTGACCGACGGCGGCTCCAATGCCCGGAGCGCCGCCGCGCCGTCTGAGATCTTTTGCATTACGCATCCTCCGCGCCGCCGAAGGTGATCTCAGTGCCGGTGCACTGAGCCACCTCTGAGCGTTCCAGCGCCTTGAACTCAGGCGATGTGACCGTGACGCGCTTGGCGCCTGCCTCTATGAGCAGCTTTACCAGGTGATCCGGGTTGATGTCGCGCCCGATCTTCGCCTGCTGCCATGTCCGGTAATCCTCGGCGGCCTGCGCCACCGCGGCGGTGATCTGATCCGAACGGTCGAGATCATCGTTTGACAGGTACCAGGTGAAGGCAATTGAGTATTCAGACGCCGTCGGCGCGCTTACCAGCACGTTGTCGGTGAGCGGCCTGATGGTGTCAGCGCTCAGGTAGGCCGACAGCTGGGAGATGAAGGCATCGCCCGGGATCTCGCCGCCTTTAAGCAGCGGATGCACGTAGACGTTGCCCGGGTGATCCGTAAGGCCGTAGACAGCGGCATCCACGATGGAGCTTGAGAACTTGAGCGTGTGGTAGAGGTACGCGTCATGCGGCCCTGCCACGGAGAAGCTGGACGGCGCCAGGTGGATGCGCTCGGCGTAGGCTTCGTCATCCTCACGGTCAGCGCCGCCGGTGCTCGCGGTTTCGTTCGTCACCGAATCAACGCCCGGGATCGGATCACTGAGCTGAGTAATGGTGCCCGCTGCAAGATCATTCGAAGCCGCGCCGGCCTCGGTCGCCGTTGCGGTCACCTCGATGGAGGTGTCGCCTGCTGGGATGATCGCCAGCTCATCGGTCGCAAAGTAGTGGGCGCCGTCGGACACCTGAGTGCCCGCGGGGATCTGGAACGCTCCGTCCTGCGCCGCGGTCAGCGTGAATTTCAGCGTCACGGACGCTTTGGACGCCTCAAGGCGCGGCGTGTTGACGTAGTAGCCCATCGGATCGAGATAGTCGCCTGTGGCGTAAGAAAGCAGGTTGTTGCGGCAGGCAAGCTGCACGGCCTTGGAGAGCTGGGCGATGTAAGCGGCCACAGACTCAAGCACCAGGCGCAAAGGATCACCATGGGCGAGCGTGCGCCCTGAGGCTTCCTGGTATCTGGCAATGATCCCGTCTCTGATCACAGAGGGGGAGGTTTCAAGAAAGTCCAGCCCGTTTAAGCCGAACCTCGGGGTGTCAAGAGGCATCGTCTATCTCCAAAGTGACAACCGGAATTAACTGCCCGTCAGGGGCGTCCGCGTTCTGCGAAAACTCAACCTTTCTCACGTGCGCCCGCGGCTCGTATTTCTCCACGGCGGCGATCACGTCCATGCGCAGTTGCATCTGGGCAAGCGGCGCAGGCTTGTCGATGAACGAGAAGTCGGTGCCGAAATCGCGGTCAAGCGGCACGGTGCCCTTGGCAGTGGCGATGATGCAGCGCACGTTCTGAATGATCTCCTCGCGCACGGTGGCGGGGGCGAAGTCGATGTCCTGCATCGGCGTTACCACGGCAATGCTCACAGCAGGCTCCTTGCCGCTGAGACGGCGGCGGTGAAGATGTTAAAGCCCGAGGCTTCCTTAAGCGTGAGGCTGACCTCGCTGTCTATGGGGATGCCGTGGCCGTCGGTGAACTTGCGATCCTCGCTGAAACTGTCGAGGCAGTAGGCGCCGAAATAGTCAGGCCCCAGCAGCAGGCGGTAAGACTGACCGCTGTCGAGCATGGTCTCAAGCACCGGCACCCACGCCGAGGGCGGGGCGTTGTAGGCGCTCATCAGGTGCACGGAAAAAGAGACTTCCTTCTGCCCCGGGCCTACGAACTCAGGCACAGGCTTGCCGCCGATGACATCATGGACGGCGTAGCGCGCCGGGTGGCTCACCTGGACGCCGCTGAAAGTCAGCACGGCCTTGTCTGAGCACCAGAACGGCACGGTGCCGAACATTCCCAAAATGCCGATGTTCATGGACTGCCTCCTGCGGGCAATAAAAAACCCCGCCAGGTGGCAGGGTTGAATTTGTACTGATACAGTTAAAGGAATGACGGTGTCCCTTTACCGATTTGCTGATAAGGAAGCTGTCTGTTTTTTATCGAAATCCCAGACTGTAGCAATAACGTCAGACATTTTTTACGAATCCAAATTGAATATTCACGCTGCCGGTGTTCACAGCAAATTGAAATACGACAGCATGATAACTGCTGATCTTCTGGCGGTTGTGTCCATAGTAAACGGTGTAGCACAGAGAAGAGCAAGGAGCAGCGACAGCGCCTTCCCGCGAGCCGCCCAGCAGAACAGAAAAACAAAGCATGCGCAAAACAGGAGCACGCCTATGTAGTCCAAATCGGTGAAGTTAAAAATTCCTCGGCGATCCCATTCAAAGAAAATGGAATCAAGAATTTCATAAATTGACTCGCTTGGCCTTAGTGGGCCGTGAATTATAACCTTAGGATCAGGTATGCGAGAGCATATGATGCTAAATGTTGCCGGAATAAGCTGCCATATCCAAACAGTCAAGCATCCGCCGGTTAACCTAGTCAGAAATGAATGTCGTCTCAGGAAGTCCTTCAACGTCGTGCAAGTCTGACATAACCACGAAATCGCCGCCTTTGCCATACTTGTTTCTGAACCTGTTAAAACTCCAATTGCCTAAATTGTAGTACAGGTATACCGGCTCTGCATACGGGTTGTTGGGAACCGGCGGAACAGGTGTCGTGCTGAAATCCGTCAGAGCTCTGCTCCACCAGCCGAGATTGTCGAAAAAGAAACTTTCGCCGTTGAACTGGAATACATCGTAGGCAAAAAGCGCGATCTTGGTAATCGTGATTTTCGTGCCCTCTGCGGTTTTATCGACCCTGCCTTTGGCCAGCGCTCTGAACTGGCACCCGGCCATGGCGGCATCAAGCCCGTCAATCAAGACCGTGCTCCTTTTAACCTCGCGATACTGGTAGTAATCGGAATTCCATCTCACAGGATCAACAGTCCCGTCGCCTATGAAGTCAAACTCGCCGCCAGCGTCGTAAACACTGCTGCCATCGGCGTTAAGCGCCTTTTCTTTGATGAGTTTTACAAGGCTTGCTTTGGCGGCATCGTTCAGATACGTGTTTTCTCCGGCTGCTTTAAAGAATTCGCTTTCTTCTTTGTTTGCTCTGTCAAATGAGAAGAACCAGTCGGCATCGACAGTGAAGATTTCATGTTCCGCTGTTACCTGGCGCAAGGGCATTTCAAGAATTTCCGCATCCCTTGAAAGCCACAGTGAGAGTTCCTTCGACAGGTATTCCCACCCTTGCTTGTCCTTTTCATCCGACTGTTTTTCAGCCATCGCTTTGGCGATGGCGGGCGTTGCGATGATCACCTCTTCCTCAGGCGCTTTGTTTGGAAGCGATTCAAGAAAGTCGCTGACGATCGCCCATGCGATCGCGCGGGTTTCGTCAACAGTCCTTCCGTTCCCGGTTGCAACGTCAGAGGAGCATCCGGCAATCATCCCGCCGCAGCTTACCGGATCGCCTGAACGCGCCACTGCTTTGCCTTCAACGAAAACTGTCGGTGCGCCGCCGCTGATCACGCCTGAATGAGACGGATGCGCGTCACATCCGTGAGGCGCCAGGGCACAGCCCACAGTGGCAACTGCAAGGCCGTTGACCTTAACCGATGATGATCCCTCTGTGATCGGCACAGGCGGGCATGCATCATGCCCGGTGCTCAGATCTCCAATTCTTGCTGTTCCAGGCATATGCGATCCTCAGTTAAGTGCAAGTGTCTTGCCGTTGACGGTGATCGCGCCGCCTGCGGTGATATCGATGGTCGTGCCGGCCGCAATCTTTACAGAGCTTCCGGCTGAAAGTGAAAAATCCTTGCATTTAAGGCTTAGAGACTTCGGGCACTCCATGCTGATGTTTTCGCGATCAGCATGGATGTGTGTGCTCTCATCCGCAAAGTCGAACTCATGCGTCTTGCGGTTGTAAGTGAACACGGAACCATCATTAAAGCGATGCTGGGTCTCATCCGGATCCACGGTTGAAGGCTCTACTTCGCCGGCGTAAAACGAGCCGATCACGAAGCCGCATTCAGGCGCCTCCGGCCTAAAGATGCACAGCACATCCTCGTTAAGATCGGGCAGTTTTACAACCTGATCTTCAAAAGTGCAAGGCGTAAGCACCTGAAGCTCGGCGCTTACCCAGTTCTTTGCTTCCGGGCGGGTTACGCGCACCGTGTGCTTTGCGGGGTTCCTGCTGCATACGGTGCAGACCTTGATGAGGCAGCTTGCCATGCGTGCGAACTTTGCATCAAGCATCAGTATTTCTCCTGGCACTTTCTGACTTGAAGCTCCGTGGTATAACCTGAGCCGCCCACTGAGTGGGTGGCGGTTTCCACAAGGAACCTGCCGTCAAAAGATCCGAACCCTGAAAGGGTGATCACTGAACCGGCGCTGATCGTCGGATCCCCGATGATCGAGACGTTGCCGGTCACTGCATGCAGATTGAGCTCGCGCAGTTTGGCTTTGGCCACACGCTCAGCCTCGCTGCGGGATTTGACCTTTTGGGTGCACGTAAACACCTGGGCGCTGTCATCGATGGAGTCATCGGTGTAGGTGTAATCGATGTATTCCTCGGAAAGCTCGGTTTTGCCTTTCTTGGGCTCGGCTTTTGCTGTTCCCTTGCCTGACGGCTTGCCGTAGTACTGCGCCACGTAATCGGTGCTTCCGCCTGAGCTTTCAGCCGGGGCAGCCGCGGCGCGCGTCTTTTTCACAACATCGCGGTAGGAGACAGTCACGGCTTTGTAGCGTTCGCCCTGCTTGGTCTCAAAGGTCCACGACAGCACGGACGATCCGCTCTCTGTGAAGCTCTTAATCGGATCTGATGCTTCAAGCGCTTTCTGATCGTACATGGTCAGCTTGTTGTCAAAGATCTTTACGCTGATCGCGCTTTGCTTGGCGAGATCCGTAAGATACTTGAGATCGGATTCCTTTTGCTGATCGGAACGGTCAATCTCAGGATCATCTTCGGCCGTGTAGCTGAACTCAAGCCCGTTGTCCGTGGCGATGCGCTCGCCTATAGCTTTGAGCGTGGTTTTCTCAAAGGTGCGCTCTTTGGCAGTGCGCCTGATGGTGTTGTCCAAAGGAAAATTCACGGCGCCGATGCTGTATCTGCGCGGCCTGCCGGCAAGGTTCAGACGGTCAATCATCATGGTGCCGGTGGAGATTGAGCGGCCGTCCTTGGTGCTGATGGTCACCGCCACGGTGTCGCCGCGTTCAGGATCCCACGCCAAAGCCCATTTGCCTGACGCATCCTGCATTTCCACGGAAAGCTCGTCGGCGGTATCGTCGATCTTGTCGGTATAGCTCAGCGACAGCAGATCAGCGGCAACATCGGCGCTGATGTCGGCGCTCTTGCCGGTCTTTGCGGTGTAGATAACTTTGAGAGAGGTGCGCAGCGGCACATTCTCAACGGTTAACAGTCCCATGCTTATCTCCAAGGCGCAGTCTCAGATGCCTGTGTTTCGGTTCGCTCTTGTGTGATCTCAGGCAGCGTCAGCGTCACGCCTGAGGGGAACACGGTGATCTTGCGCTGATCCCAGTTCGCGCCGATGAGCGCGTCCATATAGAGCTCTGAGCCCAGCTGTTTCTTAGCGATGGTGTCCCACACATCACCCTGCGAGGTCACATAGACATTTGCCATTTCATTCCTCCGCCGTGCGCACCTGCCTGTCAAAGTAGCGCGCGATCTCGCGCTGCATCATCCTGGAAGCGTCAGCCAAAGCCGAACGCACCTGATCCGCGCCTTCCGCGCCGCCCTGGACGGTCACGTTCGGGGCAAAGTTCAGCGTCACCGTGGAGCCGCCGGATGAGCCCGGGGCGCCGACGATGTTCATGAGCTCGCTGAGCTTTGGCAGCGGCATCACCGCCTCGGGATCCCTGCCTTCGCCCACCATGGCCAGCGTCGGGCTGCTGATGATGCCGCCTTTGGCAAGCTGGGGGATCTCAGGGATGTTAAAGCCGATGGTTTTGCCGCCGATCCCCGGTATTGCGTCCGGGATCTGAAAACTGAACGAGTTCAGGCCGCCGATGGCTTTGTTAAGCAATGTAATCACGGCGTTGACCGGGATCTTGGCAAGATCTTTGATTAGGCCAAAGGTGTTGCCGAAGATGTTCTTGACGTTCTCCCACGCGTCCGACCAGTTGCCGGTGAACACGTTTTTGACAAAATCAATGATTTCATTGCAATTGGCTTTGACGGTATCCCATGTCTTCTTAAACCCGTCAAACACAGAACTTACGATGGTTCCTATAGTCGGGAACTTGGAGCTGAACGCATCAACCACCGGCTGGATAAAACCGATGATCGAATCCATAACTTCCTTAATCTTGTCACCGATTGAGGTAAAGACGCTCTTCACGCTTTCCCACAGCTCGGAGCATTTGGCCTTTACATCGTCCCAGTGCTTGTACAGGGCGATGCCTGCCATGATCAGCAGGCCGATGAGCGTGATGATGAGGAAGATCGGGTTGAGGTTCATCACCAGGTTGAGCGCCGCCATGGCGATCTTCATAACGCCCATGACCACGGCGCAGGCTTTGGACGCCACCGTGTAGGCGATGGTGCCTAACTTGAGCTTTTTCAGGGCGCCGACGATGGTGAGCACGTTCTTGCCGAAGCCGCCGAAGATGTACATGGCGCCGCCCACGGCGATGTTCACCGCGCCCATGGCGGCAAGCAGGCCGCCTAAGACCGCCACCGCCGTGCCCACAACTGCGGCAAGCGTCTGATGCTCTTTGATGAAGTTGCCTACCGCCGTCACTGCGGCTGCCAGCGCCTGCGTGATGGCGCGCAGGGCAGGCTCCATGCCCTTGAAGATCCCGATCTTCGCAAAGTCAATGGCAGAACCCAGCGACTTGAAGTCGCCTGCAAGGTTGTCGTTGTTCTGCGCGGCCATTCTCGCGGCCGTGCCCTGCCTGCCCATCTCCTTTTCAAGATCCGGGATGGTGCCGTCGGCCATGCCTTTCATCAGGGCGTCGGCTGCGGCGAACGCGCGGTTGCCGAAGATCTGTTTGAGCGCCTGCGCGCGCTGCGCCGCGCCCAGCCCCGCCGTGGCCTTGGAAAGCTCTCCAAGCAGCTGCTCGACGGTCTTCTGCTTGCCTGCGGCGTCAACGGCCTTGATCCCCATCTGGGTGAGCGCTTTTGCCTGGGCGTTCGTGGGGGCGAGCAGGGCGGACATCGCCAGCTGCATCTGCTCCACCGGGACGTTAGCCCGGGTGAGCGTCGAGGCCAGCGCGGCCGTCTGCTTGAAGTCAAGCCCGAGGGACTGCGCCACCGGGCCTACAGACGCAAGCGTGTCGCCCAGGGATGCCATGTCCGTGCCGGATTTGCGGGACGCCGCGGCGAGGATGTCGCCTGCTTTGCCCACATCGTCCAGGGACATGCCGTAGGCTTTGACGAGTTTGGTCGTCATTTCGGCGGCCTGACCCACGTCATCTATGCCCGCGGCTTCGGAAACCGCCGCGATCTGCGGCATGGCCTTGACTATCTGGGCGTAGGTCGCGCCCTGCTTTGCCATGTAGTTGATGCCGGCGGCGGCCTGATCCGCGCTCAGCGTGGTGTCGCGCCCGATCTTCACGGCGAGATCGTCAAGCGCCTGGAGCTGTTTGGGATCAAAGTCGCTGTTCGCAGCCACCTGCGACATCTGCGCCTGCAAGTTCAT